TGCGCGTGTCGTAGAGCGAGCGAATCTGCACACCGTAGATATGGCGCACCGATCGACCCGCAGCCCCGGAGTCGTAGAGTGGGCGCGCGCGGTTGGGCGGGTAGACCTCGAACTCGATCTGCTTGTCGTCTGAACCGTCATCCCACTTGCGCGGAACGACGACGCCGCAGCCGTAGACCGACTGCACGTTCGAGATCATCTTGGCGAACGCGTTCGAATTGTTCCACGCGTCGATCTCGTTCCAGATTTTCTGTGTACCCGCGTGAGCGATCGTGGTCTTGACACAGTCGCCGACTAGGGCGCCGGCGTGGAGGTCGACGATCGCGCGGCAGAGGGGGATGACGAGCTTGGGTCGGTCGTTGTAGCGCGCGGCCGTTTCGCGCTGCTGGCGGGGGAAGTAGGTCTCGTTCTTCAGGCGCGTCGGGCGGCTGTCGTAGTAGTCCTCGTAGCGGATCCACTCTTTCTCGAGCTCATCGGGACGTTCCGGCCAATTCGCGCGGCAGGCGTCGTAGAGACTCCCCAATGTCCCGTCGTCGTAGATTGCCATTGCCCCTCACTCCGCCCACCACCCCGCTTCAAGAGGTTCCGTGGAGGCAATGTTCTGTCGGTCAACTCAAAGGATTCCCGTCCTCGTCAAGAGAAATCGTTGCGCAGCGACCGATCCGGCCGGGCGTCGCCATCGGCACATGCACGCTGCCGTTGCAACGAAAACGCGGAAGGTCGAGCGGTTGTGGATCACAATCGCCGGGTTTGAAAAACCAGATTTCGTCGGCCGGAATGGCCTCGCTCACCAAGATTGGAATGCCACCAAGCATACCAACGGGCGTCAACAGGTGTTTCTTTTCGGTGGTGTCGCTCACACCCACCCACTCGCTTTCGCTGGCCGCCACGCGCGGAGCCGATACCGCACCTCGTCGCCCACATGGGCCTCCGCCTGGTCGTCGACGTCGTCCAAGTCTTTGTCGCCGCGTGAGAGTCCCGGAATAGTACGAATGAATCCGTCGACGCAGCGTTCAGCGACGAACACCCCCGGCTCTTCGCGCTGCGGGTTGATCGCGTTGAGGAGTGCCTTGCGCAATTGCTGCCAGCCCTGCTTCCGCGAGCCCGGGCCCTTGTCCGCCGGCTTCCACTTGACGCCTGCCTTCTCCATGTCGGTTGCGACCGAGCGCACCGGATCGCCCTCGTCGCGCAGTTCCGACGCATCGAATATCTGCGTGTCGGCTGGCCCTGGTTTCACGCGGCCCGTAATCTCCCACGACGCCTCGCGTTGTAGAATCCCCTTCGCGATCGCCCCAGCCGTCATGTGGAGCCCTTCGTTGGGCCGTCCGTTCCAGCCGTACCACTCGGCCACACGGTAGAGGTCGCCGCGCTTATGCCCGTACGTGCGCCCATTCCACGTGAAGGGCTCGCCGTTGGACTCCGCCCACCAGCCGACGCTGAACGGTTTCGACTGCCCGTGATCATAGCTGCGATCCACATACCACCCGGCAGGGATTTTCGACAAGGGGAAATCGGGGACCACGTGACGCGCGGGGTCCCACACGTCGTCGAACATCCCGCCGGCGACCACGTTCCAGTCGCCCCGCTTCCACGCCCGTAGCTGGCTCTCGTTCTTGGCCGCGGCGCCGATCGTCTGCTCGTAGTTGGGGTCCGCGTGAAGCAACACGAGGTTCTCGGAGAGGTCGCCGTGCACCGCGACCCGCCAGTGCGTGGGTTTTCCCTCGCGATCTAGCGCGTCCTTGATGATCGGGCCAACGCGCGCGCCCATGGAGATCGGGAGCCTGTACCGGAGCTTCACCCAGTTGTGGCCCACGCCGTAGGGATTCGCCGTCGAACGAATGCGTTTTCGAACACGCGGATTCGCACTTCGGTTCGTGCTGATCATGCTCGTGAACGGGACGTCGCTTGGCCAGTTGCAGATCTCTTCCCATCCGATCCATGGGTACGCGTGCCCGTGGTAGCTGTTGTAATCACTGTCGCGTTCGAAGTGCCGAAACAGAAGTGTCTCGCCCGCGGGGAAGCGACAGAAGTGGTCGGTCTCGTTGTAGACCACCCCAGGGAAAATACGCGGGAACCATTTCTTCGCCTTCTCGATCACGTCCCCAAGTTCTTTGTACGAACGCCGGAATAGCACTCCGCGCCAGTCGGGCCCAAGCCCGCGTCCGACGTCGCGCGCGAAATCCATGAGCAACGCGTCGGTCTTCCCCGGGCCGCGCGTCCCCTCGTAGAGGCACTCGCGAATCGGGCAGGCGAGGAAGATTTCTTGCGAGCCCGGCTGTGGCGCCCACGCGATCGAGATGTTACGGCGCGTGAAGAACGGTTTCAGGCCTTCGTCGGTCGCGCGCCACTCAATCTCGTCGCTAAGGTTTTTTACCGGCCTGACTGATGGCCGTGGCGCCGGCCCAATTCTCGGCATCGTTCTCGCCACCCCCGATCACGAGCACGCCTCCGGTGACGTTGTGGTCAATCGTCGCCCGGTCGCGATAGGCGGCAATGTGGCGTTTCGCGTACGCGAGCAAGAGCACGTCGCTGAACTCACGTATCTTGCCGTCATCGACGCGTTCGCCCTGGTAAAAAAAAGGCTTCACAATCCCATCCATCGCGCGGCGCTTGATCTCGGCCTCGATCAGGTCTTTGTGGTCTTCGTTCGCCTGAAGTTCGGCGGCGGCGAATGCTTCGTCGCTTTCCCGGTGTAGGCGCACGGTCTCCCGGGTGACCTTCGCGCGCTTACATCCACCCAACACGGTCCCTGTTTTCACAAGGCCGATGAGGTATCGGCGCTTTACCGCGTCCGTGAATGTGAACGGTCTACCCATGTCTTTGTCTACCCATGTCTTGCGTCAAATCCTGGGCCAAGCATACGCCATTTCGATTCTAAGCAATTCCGCTCTAATGAACGCGCACACGGCGCCCTAGGACCTTAGCTCCACCGCTTCGTCGCAGCCTGCGCGATCCTGTCCGCAGGAATCACTATCCTCACTCGACACCCGAGCTCGAAAGCCTCGTGCGCTGGATGATCGACTCCACACTCGGAAGAATCACAAGCTCCACGCGGCGGAGTTTCCGGTAGCGCTGGATCATCACGAGCGCGTCAACGGCGCAGCCCTGGTACGGCTCGGCGAGCTCGACGTAGAGCACGCTCGATTCCTCGGCGGCCGTGAACGACTTCACCGCGAGGTCCCAGATGAGCCCGTAGGTCGAGTTCGCGAGCGAGCGGCCGTCCGTGCCGGGAAGGTTCGTCCGCCGCTTGATCTCGCGCATCACGGAGAGCGAGCGGATGTGCACGAACGGTTCCATCGGCGGGTTGGGCACGTAGTGCAGCTTCGTGTGTTGGGCTTGTTGGCCGGCTGATGGACGGCGAGCGACGATCAGGAAAACACCGTTCGAGTCGACCACACCATCGGGACGGCCTTTAGCTGCGAGGATAATCAGCTCTTCGCCGTGGTTGTAGCCGAGCCAGGGGAACTGCAAGCCGACGAGCCAGGCGGGACGCCCGTCGGGATGACGCTGGATAGTCTCAACAACCTCGAGTGGATGCGTGGCGGGAAGGCGCGAGAAGTCGAAGACGATCTTTTCGCCGCTGATTCCCCCGCCGTTGGTTTTTGGATCAGCTTCCATGTCGCCAGCCTACTCCACTTCCGCCGTCTGCTCAAGATGCTGAGTGAACCGATCCCACCAGACGGCTGGAGAGTCGGAGGTGAAGAGTCGGGCGCGTGCGTCATCCCACGTCGCGTTGACGGCGCTGGTGATACTCGCGTGCTTCTCGACGACGGCGAGCGCCTGGATGTTGAAGTCCTTCCATGGCACATTAAGGTCCGAGCAGAGCTTTCGGGCGCGCTGGATGAGGGTGGCCTCGAGCGCGTTCTTCTCGGCCTTCACGGGTGGCTGCTCGACGATGACCTTGGCGGCGAAGCGGACGAGCGACTTGACGGTGCCGTCCCGGTAGGCGGTTTCGATCCGCTCAAGCGCGACCTTGAGCTGGGCGGGTGACTTCCCGGCGCAGGCGGTCTGGATGATCGCCTCGTCGCCGGCGGTGAGCTGGGTGAGGGAGAGGTCTTCGAGCGCCCGGATGGTTCGGACAGAGGTGTCTTCTTCTTTTGCGCTATAAACGCGCGCGCGCGCCCGCGGCTGCTCTGCTTCTGTATCTGCTTCTGCTTCTGATCTGCCTATAGGGTTGGCTATAGGGTCGGCCATGGGGGTGGCTATAGGGTCTACTCTATTATAGTGGCTTCCGCCAGAGTACCGGCGCTCAGCACCTTTCTTGCCGTAAGTGCTTAATTTCTCAGTATCTTGAGCCTCACGGACGATGCGTGGAGAGTACATAACCCCATCACTGCCGGTGACAAGCAAGCCGGCGTCCGTTATT